TTCATTAGATGGTTATCCACTTGAAGTGGTTGAACTTGATTCAATGGGTGGTGCAAGAAAGTTCAGAGAAAAGTATACAGGGGTTGAAGGATTTGAAATCCATGGATACGACAGATATGTCTACACTTATATCTCTGATAAATTTCAGGGGGACATCAACTACAATACTAAACTGATTCGGACTGCAACACTTGATATAGAGTGTGAGTGTGAAGATGGGTTTCCCGAACCTTCACTTGCAAATGAAAAGATTAATGCAATTACAATTAAACCATTCGGTAAAGATTCACATGTCTTTGGTATAGGCCCTTGGGAACACGATAGAACAGATGTAGTCTACTATAATTGTAAGAATGAAGCACACCTTCTAACTGAATTTATAAAGTATTGGAGAAAGGAACAGTTTGATATTATTACAGGTTGGAATGTTGACACTTTTGACATAACTTATATCTGTAATCGTATTGATAGACTCTTTGGTGAGGGAGAACACAAGAAACTTTCTCCATGGGGTATGTCAGACATGAGAGAGTTTGGTAGTGGGTTTGGACAAAAGAACCAAGCTTATACACTCTACGGTATTAATATTGTTGACTATCTAGAACTCTACAAGAAACATACCTTTGTTAACCAAGAGTCTTATAAACTAGACCACATTTCAAATGTAGAACTTGGAACAGGTAAGTTGGACTATTCTGAATATGGTTCATTGCACACACTCTACAAACAAGATTATGCAAAGTTCCTTGAATACAATGTCAAAGATGCAGTGTTGGTTGAACAACTTGAAGAGAAACTTGGACTACTTGAACTCGTTCAAACAATGAGTTATACTGCAAAGTGTAACTACAACGATACTTTTGGAATGGTGAAGTATTGGGAAACAATCATCTACAACTTCTTAAAAGACCAAGGTATTCAAACACCACCACAGAGACTTAAAACTGGAAACGATAAGACTACACGAATCGTTGGTGCATACGTGAAAGAACCTATTACTGGAATGCACGATTGGGTTATGTCTTTTGACTTGAACTCACTGTATCCACATTTGATTATGCAGTTTAATATTTCACCTGAGAAGATGGTTAGGGGTAATAGACTCACTACAAATGTTCAGAAGATGTTGAACAAAGATGAAGACCTGTCGTATATCAAACAAAAGAATTTAACTGTTTGTCCAAATGGTGTTTTGTATACACGAGAAAAACAAGGGTTTCTTCCTGAACTTATGGAAACTTTCTATGAAGAACGTAAGGCATGGAAAGGTAAGATGATTGAGTATCAGAAGGAACGAGAGAAGTGTAAGGACACCAAACGAAAAAGGGAACTTGATACACTTATCAAACGTGCATACAACAATCAACAGGTCAGAAAGATTGCACTAAACTCAGCTTATGGTGCATTAGCAAATCAATACTTTGCATTCTTTTCTATCGACCTTGCAGAGTCAATCACCATGAGTGGTCAATATGTCATCCAGTGGGCAGAGAAGAAAGTTAATGAGTTTCTAAACAATACACTTAAGACAGACAATGAAGACTATGTTGTTGCAATGGATACGGACTCTGTTTATATCACTATGGACAAACTAGTGCAACAAGTGTTTCCCGAAGACACACCGAAGGACAAAATTATTGACTTCCTTTCTAAAGCTGAAGTGCAGATTGAGAAATGTCTTAAAGACGGATTTAAAGAACTTGCAGACTATACCAATGCATTCCAACAGAAGATGGATATGGGACGTGAAGTTATTGCAGACAGAGGTATTTGGACTGCAAAGAAAAGATACATTCTAAATGTGTATGACTCAGAGGGGGTTCGTTTTGAAGAACCTAAACTTAAGATGATGGGTATTGAGACTGCAAAGTCTTCAACTCCACAATGGGTCAGAAAGAAACTTACTGAAGCATTTAAAGTAGTGATGAGTGGAACGGAACAAGACTTATGGAAATTCGTAGAAACTTCTCGTAAGGAGTTTCGTAATCTACCACCTGAGGAAGTTGCATGTCCTCGTGGATGTAACAACCTTCATCAATACAGACACGGAACAAACATATACGATAAAGGAACTCCAATTCATGTGAGAGGAGCTCTACTCTATAATCATCTTCTTAATAAAAAGAACTTGGAAATGAGATATGAAACCATCAAAAACAGTGACAAGATACACTTCACTTATCTATCAACTCCAAATCCTATCAATGAAAATGTTATATCCTTTGTGGGTGTTCTACCTAGAGAATTTGACCTTCATAGGTTTGTTGATTATGACCTACAGTTTGACAAGACTTTCATAGAACCATTGAAAGCAGTAATTAATTTAATCAACTGGAACGTAGAACCAGTTGCATCACTCGACTCATTTTTCGCATGACAAAAGAAGAACTAATTGAACTAATAACTAATCTACATCCTGAAGATACAACAGGAGAACTAACAGGAGTATTCGTTGGACGACATGGTGAGGTTATTACCACTGACAGTATTCGTATTGATATGGATGGGGGTAGGGTTATACTAGCCCAAAGAGGAAGTGGTGAAGCAGAACAGAATAAAAAGAACTGGCAACAAGAATTAGAATTTGTAAGGAATAGAAAATGAAACACATGATACGATGGATGAAGATTAATGCCTTCATCAACTTATATCTCGGAATAATTTTAACATTTGTTTTGATTGCACTGGTAGTGGATATTACACTGGACAGTTATTGGCATTCAAATGACTTCAAAGATTTACTTTTAGATAAAGATGTGGTATCTACTGATTAGTATCAAGTTTTATGTGTATAGTGTGTTGGTTGCTCACATACTTGCACTCTTCTATCTATTCCCTATTGCAATGTTTAATATCGTAATATACTCATTTGCATTATGCATTTGCTGTGCCCTTATTTTAGCATACGGACATTTAAGAATGCAAATAGAAGAGACTATGGAATTTTATAATTACGAACATCATAATCCACAGGTTATCACCTTACATAAATAAATGAGGGGTTAGATTTGCAGTTGGCAGTCTAACGAAATACACCAATATTGGAGTAATTATGAGAATAGTAATGTATATGTTACTATTTTCTGTGGTATTTCTCCCTTCATGTGCCTCAGTTGGAGCAGTTATTGAAGGTGGAAAAGAGTTTACAACTGGCGTTGTTGATGGAGCAGTCAAAGGAACTGCAACAATCACCAAGGCAGTTGCTAATGATGTAGTATCAGTCGGAACATTGGCTGTTGATACAGCAACAGGTATCGTTGATAACGTTGCTGAAGAAGTCGACAGACAGACAGACGAACTACAGAAAGAGCAACCTGAAAAAAAGTAGAGGATATCATTCCAACAGCAATGTTGCTTGAGGCAATGATGCTCTATTGTTCAGAGTTCCCACAGAAATGTAGAACTGTAAAGGGGAACTAAAGTTCCCCTTTCTTATAAATAAAAGGATTATGTATCAATATAATGTATCAGTAACAAAAGTGGTTGATGGTGACACAATCGATGTCGACATTGACCTTGGATTCGGAATGACCTACAAAAAACAAAGGGTCAGACTTATGGGTATCGATACTCCTGAATCTCGCACAAGAGATTTAGAAGAGAAGAAGTTCGGTAAGGCATCCAAGAAACATCTTAAAGACCTTTTATCTAGAGGTAAAGTCTCTCTCATTTCACACGACAAAGGTAAGTTCGGAAGAATACTAGGTGAGATATGGGTTCATTCTGTAGAGAATGAAGGTCATCCAGTATTTGAAAACGAAACTAAGTTTTGTGTCAATGCACAAATGATAACTGATAGACATGCAGTGGAATACACTGGTGAAAACAAGGAGTTAGTTCAATCCAAACACATGGAGAACAGAAAGTTTCTGATTGAACAAGGTTTAGTATGATGACGTTATCAGTGTTAGAATGTTTCTTCTTACTTGGATTTGTAGTAGTTTTCATTATTTTAGGTATAATGGAAATACAAATACATCAAATTAAAGTAATGATGGAAGAACATGTAAGATTCGATGAGCCCCTATCTATGGGACATTGTCACCCAAATAAAAATAAAAAGCAAAAACCTCTAGACAAATAGACATTTATATACTATTATTACATAGTAAAAAGAAATAATACATTATGAGGAGAAGTGCATATGTCATTTATAAAAGACTTAGTTAAATCCAGTGGTAACGAATACGCTAGTATCGTTGCTGATGGTGTTGCAGCTGGGGATGTAGACACATTTATAGATAGTGGGTCATTCATCTTCAATGCATTATTAAGTGGTTCACTATACGGTGGACTACCTTCAAACAAGATTACAGCTCTTGCAGGTGAATCTGCAACTGGTAAGACTTTCTTTGCATTAGGTATGGTAAAACAATTCTTGGAAGACCATCCCGATAGTGCAGTTATCTACTTTGAGTCTGAATCTGCAATTACAAAAGATATGATTGAGTCAAGAGGTATTGACTCGACTCGTGTTGTCATTGTTCCTGTTGTGACTGTTCAAGAATTTAGAACACAGTCAATCAACATACTAGACAAATATCTTGAAACCCCTGAGGACAAACGTCCACCTATGATGTTCGTTTTAGATTCACTTGGTATGTTATCAACTACTAAAGAAATTGAAGACACAGCAGACGGTAAGGAAACTCGTGACATGACTCGAGCACAAGTAACAAAAGGTGCATTCAGAGTTTTGACATTGAAGTTAGGACGTGCAAAAGTTCCTATGATTGTTACAAATCATACATACGATGTTATCGGTTCCATGTTCCCACAGAAAGAAATGGGTGGTGGTTCAGGTCTTAAGTATGCAGCTTCATCTATCGTATATCTTTCTAAAAAGAAAGAGAAAGATGGAACTGAGGTGATTGGTAATATTGTGCATTGTAAGAATGCAAAATCTAGATTGACTGTTGAAAACAGAGTCGTTGATGTCCGTTTGACATACGATAAAGGTCTCGACAGATACTATGGGTTGTTAGACCTTGCACTTGCAAGTGGTATCTTTAAGAAGTCATCTACACGAGTAGAACTTCCTAATGGTAAGACTGAGTTTGCAAAGACAATCAATAACAATCCTGAAAAGTATTTCACAGACGATGTGATGGTTAAATTAGAAACAGTGGTAAACAAGCATTTTAAGTATGGAACAGATGGAACAGAGAATAGAACAAACAATACTGAAGAATCTGATTCAGAGTGATGAGTTTACACGGAAGTGTATTCCTTATCTGAAGTCAGAGTATTTCACCGAAGCTTCTGAACGGACTATCTTTACAGAGATAAATTCCTATTTTGAAAAGTATACAAAATCACCAACAACTGAAGCACTTCTCATTAACCTTGATAAGGTCACTAATATTAGTGATAACCTTCTTAAGGATTCAAAAAAAGTTGTTGAGTTTATAGGAAAAGATGTTGAACCTACTCCACAAGAGTGGTTAGTCAACGAAACCGAACAGTGGTGTAAAGACCGTGCAATTTATATTGCAGTTATGGACTCTATTGATGTCCTTGATAAGAAGTCTCAACGGTCTACTGGTGAAATACCTGAACTTCTTAAGGGAGCACTTTCCGTGTCTTTTGACCAACATATTGGTCATGACCAGTTAGAAGATGCAGATAGAAGATTTGAATTTTATCATACTGAAGAAGAAAAACTTCCTTTTGATTTAGAGTATTTCAATAAAATCACTAAAGGTGGACTACCAAATAAAACACTTAATATCGTCCTTGCAGGGACGGGTGTTGGTAAGTCATTGTTCATGTGTCACATGGCAGCATCAGCTCTAATGATGAACAAAAATGTTCTCTACATTACTATGGAAATGTCAGAGGAACGTATTGCAGAACGTATTGATGCAAATATAATGAATGTTCCTATGAAAGACCTTCCTGAAATGAACAAGAAGTTGTTTGATAAAAAGATTGAGAAACTCAAAGATAAAACTAAGGGTAGATTAATCATTAAAGAGTATCCTACTGCACAAGCACACGTAGGTCACTTCAGACATCTTGCACAAGAGTTGAAAATCAAAAAAGATTTCAAACCTGATATTATTTTTATTGATTATCTTAACATATGTTCATCACATAGAATCAGACCAGGCCAAGGTGCAAACTCTTACACACTTGTAAAGAGTATTGCAGAAGAACTTCGTGGTCTTGCAGTTGAAATGGATGTCCCTATGGTCAGTGCAACACAAACTACAAGAAGTGGTTATGGTTCAACAGACATTAGTCTAACTGATACTTCAGAGTCATTTGGTCTACCTGCAACAGCAGACTTTATGTTTGCACTTATTACAAGTGATGAACTTGAAGAACTTGACCAACTAGTGGTTAAACAGTTGAAGAATCGATATAATGACCCAACTGTGTTTAAAAGGTTTGTAATTGGAGTTGACCGTTCACGTATGAAGTTGTATGATTGTGAACAGGAAGCACAAGAAGAGTTAATCGATGCAGCTGAAACTGCCGATGACAGTGTTCCACTATTTGATAGAGGTCGTTCAAACAAATTTAAAGAGTTTAATTTTTAGACATTTTTTCCTTTATGATGGTATAAATAGTAAGTGAAGTAAAAAATGTAATTAATTATGGCTAATTATTTAAAATGTCGTGAAGTTATTGAAAGTATATCAAAGAAGATAGAACTTAAAAAAGCACTCCGCTTAGCAAAAAAGAACAAAAATCAAGAACAAGTTGCACAAATCTCTTCAAGATTAGAGAAGATAGACAACAAACTCCAGTCCACACCGTTATCAAAAACATAAATAGTCTTGTAAACATATTTATTTGGAGGCAAATATGTCAGAACAACAAGATTACATTGATAATCACCTACAACCTTTAATTGATATACAAGATGCAAATATTGCTCAAGTCCAGCAAAGAATTGATTTTTTTAGTAATGTAGATATCTCTACAGTAACAACAAGAGAACAATTAGCAGCACTACATACAGCTGAATTCGGTGTCCAAGATGAGGAAAACGGAAATGATTTTGTATGGGAGTTATACTACACATGGACAGATGATGAGGGTAATCCAGTTAATTGGGAACCTGATGCAACTCATGTAAATGCAAATTTGGATTATGCAAGACACGAGTCTGTTGAACATTATTGTCAGAGAATGGCAGCATTATACACTTCAGAAAAAGCAAATTTTGAAACACATAAAACTTTACTTGTTGCAAAAAAAGATGTATACTTACAAATAGAAGCAGGAACTTGGGACGGAACATCATATCCAACCCCTGCATAAAATAGGTGTATTATGGGAGCAAAAAATCTCCATTTAGAACATGTTGAAGATGAAATCCTTAATCAAGGAATTGATGGGGGAAGAGGAGCTGTATACTTTTTATTAGGTCTTAGAGACATGTTAAAGGGTAACAGTAAGTCTCGTGTCAACATGACAGTCAAATGGGACGGAGCTCCTGCATTTTTCTGTGGTCTTCATCCTGAGACCAAACAGTTTTTCATTGCAAAAAAATCATTATTTAATAAGACACCTCTCTACTACACTTCAGAAGATGAGATTAAGAAATCTTCTGATATAGGTGGTGACCTCAAGGATAAGTTTTTAATTGGTTTTAAACATCTTTCTAGGTTATCATGGAACACCATTCTCCAAGGTGATCTCATGTTTACTGATTCAGATAAAAAAGAAGAAACCATTGATGGTATGAAGTGTATTACCTTCCAACCTAACACTATTAAGTATGCAGTGCAGAAAGATTCTGAATTAGGTAAGACTATTGGTGATGCAAAGATGGGTATTGTGTTTCACACTACCTACACAGGTGGAACGATTGAAGATTTAAGTGCATCCTTTGGTGCAAACATTTCTAGTTTAGGACACAGCAGAGATGTTTGGATTGATGATGCAAAGTATAAAGATGAATCAGGTAGTTCATCTATGACTGCAAAAGAAAGTGTTGAACTTACAAAGGTATTAACAGACGTAGGAAAACAGTTTCATCTGATTAAAAAGAAAGACTTAGATACTTTTAGAAAAATACAAGACACTGTTGCTGCAAAGTCAGCTGCAGGTGCATCATACAAGACATACACTAATGGATTAATTAGAGGTAATAGTTTTAAACCTACCTACGAAGGATATATTACACACTTTGAAAGTTATTGGACTGATAAAGTAGTTGGTAAAGTAAAACAAGAAAAAACAAAACAGATGAAGAGAGAGATTGGTGAACAAGTATTAAGAGAACTCAGAAGTTTGAAGAACTTTCTAATTGCACTCACCAAGTTTCAAGAGAAGATTGTAGAGGCAAAGAGTATTATTATAAACTCTCTAAATAGAATAAAGTCAATCGGAACTTTTGTAGAAACAGATAAAGGATTGAAAGCAGTAAATCCTGAAGGATATGTTTGCATAGACATTAATGGTAAGGCTGTCAAGTTTGTTGACAGATTAGAATTTAGTCAGAATAACTTTACTGCAACAAAGAACTGGAGTAAATAGTGAAATCTTTTAGAGACTTTTTAGAAGAACAAGAACTTAATGAAGTAGATTCACTTGCAACTCGTATGAAGAAACGAGCTGCATTTCGTAAGAACAAAGGAAAGATTCTTATGAAAAGAAAACGTGCAATGAAAAAGGCACAGATGAATCCTGAAAAGTTAAAAACGAAAGCTGAAAAACAAGCACGAAATATTCTAATTAAGAAAATATTAAAGGATAAGTCTAAGTCAGACTTATCGTTAGGTGCAAAAGCAGAATTAGAAAAACGATTAGAAAAGAAAAAGGCATTCATTCAAAAACTTGCAAAAAGAATTCTACCATCTGTTAAAGCAAAAGAACTAAAAAAGACACAAAAGAAAGATGAAGGTGAAGAGTAGTGAAATCATTTAAACAATTTTTAGAAGAAGAGTTTGCATTACCAAAGTATCCTATGCAAACAAATATCAAGTTTAAAAGAGATGACTGGGTAGTGGGTGACCCCACAAAAGCATTCGAATACGACACTTCAAAAGATGGTTATGAAAACATGGATAAAATGGATGACATGGTAGACCAAGACCGAGAGAAAATGAAAAGAAAAAGAAACAGTTTTGAAAATTTAACCGAGGCAAAAGGTAAAGGTGTAGTATTTACCTTTGGAAGATTCAATCCACCTACCACAGGACATGCAAAACTTGTAGATAAACTTACAAAGGCATCCAGTGGTGGTTATCAACCTCTATTGTTTACTTCACATTCAAATGACCCTGTAAAGAATCCTTTATCTTACAAAGACAAAATCAAATACCTCAAGAAGTTTTTCAAAAATGTGACTGTCGTAGAAACACCTGCACGTCAGATTTTTGAAATACTTACTTACCTCTATGATAAGAAATACACCAACATTCGTATGGTCGTAGGTTCAGACAGAGTTAAAGAGTTCGAAAACATTATCACCAAATACAACAATGTAAAAGGTAGACACGGTTTCTACAATTTTGCAGAGATTACAATTATCTCAGCAGGTGAACGTGACCCTGATGCAGATGATGTATCAGGAATGAGTGCATCTAAAATGAGAATGTTTGCAGAGAAGGGTGACTTCGAATCATTTAAAGAAGGTGTTCCTACTAAAAACAAATCAGATGCAGAGGGTTTATATAAAGCAATTCGTAAGGGAATGAAACTCATAGAGAACGAACTTCCCGACTATATGATTGAAGACCTCATACAAGAGGGTGTTTATGACCCAGGCATATTCAAAGCAGTATTCCTTATGGGTGGGCCAGGTAGTGGTAAGTCCACTGTGGTCGATAAACTAAACCTTAAAGCACTTGGTCTTAAACTAGTCAATACAGATAAAGCATTTGAAGTTGGTCTAAAGAAAGCAGGGATGACACTTGACCTTAGAGGTGCAGACTTTAGTAAAGTAGACCCTATCCGTGCAAAAGCAAAACAGATTACTGGAAAGAATATGGATAACTATATTGAAGGTAGACTTGGATTAATCTTTGATACCACAGCTGCAAAGAAAGAAAAGATTGTCACATATAAAAATATGTTAGATGCACTTGGATATGAATATAAGATGGTATATGTAAACACATCATTAGAATTTGCACAAGAACGAAATGCAGAGAGAGCTCGTAAACTACCACCTGAAATTGTTCAATCAGATTGGAATGCAGCTCAAAAAAATGCAAATGATTTTAAAAGGTTATTTGGTAAAGATTTTGTTGAAATTAAAAACGATGATACTAAAAAAGCATTAGAACAAAAATCATCTGCACTCTACGGTAAGATGTTAACATGGACATCTAAGTTTCCATCTAATAAACTTGCATCTAAATGGAGAGAAATAGAACTCCTTAAAAAGAAAGGATAAATACTATTATGTTAAATATGATTTTAGAAAAATTTAAAAAAGCTGCAAGACAGGATAAAGACATCGAAGATAGAGATGGAACTCAACCTGCAAAATACTATGGTAAGGATGCAGAGGGAGACGAAATGTCTAAGTCTACTAAACAAGACCGTGCAAGACACTTTGAGAAAGGTGCAGAGAAGGACGATAACGACTCTTCTGCATACAAACCTGCACCAGGCGATGCAACTGCAAAGACTAAACCTTCACAACACACTAAGAAATTTAAAAAGATGTTTGGAGAAGATGCACAGGCAGCTGCCAAACTCAAAGCAAAACAGGCAGATGAACTAGAAAGACTTAAAGACAAACAGACAGATGAGTTAGAAGCACTCAAAGATAGACACGAGAGACAAAACGAAACTCAAAAAGATAAAGACACTACTGAAAAGGAAAACGAGACTCTTCAAAAACAAAGAGATGCAGAAAGAAAAGCTGCAGAGAAAGAAAGAGAAAAGGCAATGGAGTCTCTCTTAGATACACTTGATACACTACCCGATGCAGAAGACTCTACACACTTAAGTGAGTTAGAGGAAGGAGATGCAGATAAATCACTTGAAAGTAAAGCATCGAAGTCAGGAATTGCAGTTGGTATTCTAAAACAAGTGTATAAGAGAGGAGTAGCTGCATGGAGAACAGGTCATAGGCCTGGGACTACCCCTGAACAGTGGGGACATGCAAGAGTTAATTCCTTTATCACAGGGGGTAAGACAAGAACCACTGCTGATGCAGACCTATGGAAACAACACTCAGGTAAAAAAGAAGAAGTCACAGAAAAAAGACTTGCAGATAGACAAAGAGAAAAAACTAAGTCTCAACAAAAGGCACATCAAAAAGCAATGATGAAGTCTGCAAGAGACTCTATTAAGAAATATCAAAAGGGTAAAAAAGAAGAGACTGAAGTCGAAGAAGAAAGAGATTACAAAAAAGAGTATGCAAACTACCATTCTCAACCTGAACAAATCAAAAGACGTGCAAAGAGAAATGAAGCACGTAGGTTAATGAAGAACAACAAAGATATTAAGGGAAAGGACGTTCATCATAAAGATAACAATCCTATGAATAACGATAAGTCTAATCTATCAATAGTAACACAGAAATTCAACAGAACAGAACCAAGACTCAGAACAGAAGTTTTGGATAAATCAGCAACTCAACAAGACTACATTGATGATTTCCTGAAGTCAGATGCACCTCAATTTAAAGGTAAGACAAAGGATAAGATTATTAAGATGGCAGTTGCAGCTTACAACGAGAGGAACAAATAATGACAGGTAATAAAAAAGATAACGGTGTATGGGAACAAGGAACTGACGAAACTAGATGTGCATATCAAGATGACACACCTGGCCAGAAGGTAGAATCGTTTATTAAAGAAAATCAAAAAACTAAAAAGGATAATACAAAGAAACAGTTTAGTCAAGTGTTTCAAAATCCATTGAAAGGTTTTCCATACAACGAAGAAATCAAAGTTACAGAAAAGAAATAGGCTAACAAATGGCACAATATAGCAAGTATACCAACGCATATCTACCACAACAAACTACTAATCACGAAGTAGTGATGTTATCAGACCAAGATGGTAATATTATTAACTCATTCGCTGCAGCTTCTAATATTGTTATCTCTGCCGGAGATTTGACAGGTTACTCTGCTATCAACAAATTTGGAAGAAATCCAAATGTTGGTGGTGCGCCAGAAACAATTTGGATGTATGGTGGAAGGTATGTATATCTTACATCACCATCTACTGTTTATGCCCATAGTGCAGATACAGAAGATAGTGTCAGTGGAACAGGTGCGAGAACAGTCACTATTCAAGGACTAGATGTAAACTATGAATCCATAGAAGAAACAGTTACAGTAAGTTCAGGTGTTGCATCAACTGCCCAATTTTTAAGAGTATTTCGTGCTTTTGTTGCTACTGCTGGTTCAACTGGAACTAACGAAGAAAATATTACAATTTCTACTGGTGCTGCTGGAGCAGGAACAGTTCTTGCAGACATTGGAACAATTGGAACTGGAACAACTTATGGTCTAGGACAAACACAACTTGCTCTTTATACTATCCCAGCACATTGCACAGGGTATTTAACATCATGGAATATTGGTGTTGGTTCTTATAATGACTCTGTGACAGTATCCTTACTGTCAAGAGAATTCAATTCTGCTTTCAGAACAAGAGATATTATGGATGTGCCAGGCGGTTCTCATGTAAGAAGTTATTCAGTTCCTATTAGATTACCAGCAAAAACTGATGTTGAAATAATTGGGATTGCTTCTACAGGAACAAATATATCTTCTTCATTTGACATTATTTTAGTGGATAATACAGCATAATGAAAACATTTCATCAAATCACAATCAACGAAACACTTGATACACTCCAACAGGAGAAAACAAACCTATTAGACAATCCGTTTAGACTAGGTTCTATGATGTATTTCGAGACCATCAAAGAAGCACGTAGATTAGTTGCAGAAGGTCGATACACACTTACTGAAGTAGACAAACAAATACTTGAAACAGATATCGGTGAGTTTGAAGTGTATGAGGGAGAGATTGTCCCACTTGATTGTCCAATGATAATGGAAGAAAAAGATGTTGAACTGAACAAACCTAAAGTGGGTGGTTCAAAGAAATACTATGTATATGTTAAAGACCCATCAACAGGTAATATCAAAAAAGTTTCTTGGGGAGACACAACAGGTCTCAAAGTTAAAATAAGTGACCCCGAAGCACGAAAGAGTTTTGCAGCTCGTCACAAATGTGACCAACAGAAGGATAAAACAAAAGCATCCTACTGGGCATGTAGACTTCCTTATTATGCTAAGCAATTAGGACTATCGGGTGGTGGGAGCTTTTACTGGTGATATATTATGAAAAAAACAACACAAAGAAGAGAATTAGTTCACGAATACTGGAACGGTAGTCGAAGAGCTCACGTAGTCTACGATTCAAATAAGGGTTGGGAAGTAGAAATGTTTAAGGATGATGGATGGATGGCATTAGTTCCACTACATAACCATTCAGAATCCTATGCAGAATCAGCTGCAGAAAATTGGGTAGAAGGAGTCTATCCCATAGATTCAAAACATCTACAAATAAAAAATGACCCAACTAATCCTAATAGTGTAGGATATTATGGATACAATCAAAAAACAGACAACTTTGACCCCGAAGTCGATGACTAAACCATATACAGAAACAATACAAGAAAAATACGGGACAAATGAACGATATATAATTAGAAGTTTTTCTAAAGATGTCGAAGAAACCGAACTGATTTGGCACCGTGACCACAATACTAGGAAAATACATGTTCTCCAAAGCAGTGGTTGGAAGTTGCAGATAGATGATTCTTTACCACTAGAATTAAAGGTTGGTAATGAATACATTATTACACAGGGGGAATATCATCGTTTGTTAAAAGGAACAGACGACTTGATTATTCGTATACAAGAGAGATAATGGATAATTAAATATTATAAATAATACTACTATGAGTTATAAATCAGAAAACTGGAAAGAAAAGTTAGAAGAAGTAAGACAATTCGTTCAGAGAAAAGAAGGTTCTGTTGAAAAAACAGCAGAAGAAATCATTAACGAAGAAATCGAAGAACTTCTACACGAAATCGAACCCGATGATTCTTTTATTGAAGAAGAAGTCATCCTCGAAGCATCTGCTGGTGAGATGATTGATAAATTATTCAATCTAAAAGGTGATAAAGATGCAGGTTATGGTGTTGCAAAAATGTTAAACATGACTGGTGTAAAGGTCATTCAATCAATGCAGAAACAAAATCCTCAAGGATTCTTAAATACTGTAAGAGCATTAGGTAAAGACAATAAAATCAAACTTGCAACAAACAATCAGTTAATGAAAATGTTCAAAGATGCAGGTGTAACACCCCTAAAAGATGAAGTCGAAGAAACTCCAGTAAAAGAAACAGTAGAAAAGACAACCGAAAAACTCGTAGAAAGAAACATGTTAGGTCGTCTTGCAAAACAACTAAGATTAAACGAAGAAGGTAAACAAAAAATGTTTGACTACTTTGAAAAAGGGGAATTATAACAATGAGTATAAAAGATTTACCACAAGGTTTAGTTGATTCAGTAGCTAAAATCTACAAAGAGACAACAGAATACCAAAAGTTTTTTCAGTCTGCACTGAAAAAGTTTGGTGTAACATCACCTAAAGAATTGTCAGGAGACAAAGAAAAAGAGTTCTACGACTATGTCGATAAGAACTGGAAAGGGGAAAAGGAAACAGACTAATGAATATCTTTCAAGAAGCAAAACAAGTATTAGACAAAGACGGTAAAGTGAATCCACTTGGCCCATACGGTAAGTCAAAACTTACTGGGTCTGAGGTTGCTTCTTATTTTAGAAAACATCCTGTCAGAGACCCTCAAGTTAAAAAGGCAGTAGAGGTTGCATTAGACTTAGAAGGTGCATTTGATGTTGCAATGAAAGCAATCAAA